CAAGACCGCCTGGGTGAACAAGGTTCGGGCTACAAAGCTCTATACCTCTACGGACAAATCGCGGCGTGAATGGGCCCTGCTTGGACAGGCAGACAAAGACGACCAAATCGCGGACAAGATTCCGGAACTGCGCAATCTGTACGGAACCCTGGAGCTCGACGATGCCCAGATACGTGACCTGGCCACATATTCACTTAGCACCGGTGCCAGCGAATTGCAAACCCAGTTTTACGCGTACTCAATCATCTCTAATCGCCAAGCGGCAAAAGGTATGCCTCCGGTCATTGGGGAAACAGATGCCGCCACGACACTCAAGGAATCGCTGAAGCGCTTTAACTACGCCCCACCCGGGCTTGATGACCAGATTCGTTCTGTGCTAACTGGTCAGCCATACCTTGGTGTCACGTACACCGAGGACATGTTGGTAAAGAAAGCCAAAGACAATGCCAAAATTATGTACTCTCAATTCAGTGAGCAGTTTGACCAGGGCTTCACTATGGATGACATCTTCGAGCCATATCGAAATATCGCAGCAAGCACTCTTGAAAAAAATCCGATGGACATCAGAATGAGTGACCCCAAATTCTCGGTTGTGTTCAACAAGAGACCCGACGGGACAAGCATGACGGCGGAGGACTTCCAGTACCTACTGCGCAAAGACCCTGACTACGGATGGGACAAAACTCGTGCAGCACAATCCGAAGCAGCGAGAATGATTATGATGATGGAAAAATCATTTGGGCAGGTGATGTAACGTGAGCATGAGACCAGACGACCTACCAGGTAATCGTCAAGTCACCCTTCAGGACACGATGACGCCCGCCCAGTTGCTGGCGCAAGAAAACGCTTCGCGCATGGGTGCAATTAGGTCCGCGGCCGAAAGAACGGGTGGTTATTACACGGGCTCAGAACAGGCCTATCTGGACACCCTCGTCGCTGGGGCGGAGTCTGGCATCTACTCCGCGGAAGACGCCATGGCAGAGTTCGACCGAATGTATGTTTCTCGCCCACAGACAAGCGGAGACAATGGCTCCATGGCGTTTGACTCGGGAACCACCAGCGCCACAACCATGATTCGCAGCTACTTGGCAAAGTTCGGGTTGGAGTCGCTTGAGGACAAAATTGGCGACCTGATGGCTCGCGGCATAACAAGCGAATCATCCGTCATGTTTGAATTACGGGAAACAGAGTCCTTTAAAAAGAGGTTTTCGGCAAACCTAAAAAGAGCTGCTGCTGGCCTGCCCCAGCTTCAACCCTCCACATATGTCGCAATGGAGCGAATCTACAGCGAGACCATGAAGTCCAATGGCATGGACAGATACTTCAATAGGCCGGAAATTATTCAATCTCTTTTGGAGGGGGACGTATCCCCCCAGGAATTGCAAGCTCGAATCCAGAATGGCTATCGCCGTGTTCAAGAAGCCGACCCTGCTACGCGCGAGCAAATGAAAAAGCTCTACAATGTGGACGACTCGGACCTAGCCGCCTATTTCCTCAACCCAGCAGAAACCATGCCAATCTTAACCCGCAGGGCAGAGGCAGCAAAACTTGCCGCGCGCGCGCAGGAGGGTGGCACCCAATTGACCGCAATGACCGCAGAGGAGCTTGCGTCTAGGGGCATTACGGAACAACAGGCCCAAGAGGGCTTTGGCTCCATGGCCAGGAGACGTGGTCTTTACGAAACCATGGCCGGCGAAGAGGACATAAGCATGCAAGAGAAACTGGGCGAAACCTTTGGCTACGACCCAGAGGCTCAAGCAAAAATAGAAAAACGCATTTCTATGCGTCGGGGTGAGTTCATGGGTGGTGGTCGATTTGCTGCTACAACCGGGGCAACATCTGGCACCATTGAAACCGGAGTCGGCTCCGCTCAGTAGTTCCATAGCAATTCGTTATTGAGGGTGTACTGTTGTAAATGTCGGAGTCCCGAACCGACCTAAGCAAAGGGTACAGCAGCCTTCTGGGACCTCCTCCCGGAAGTGGGCAGAACGGAGTGAGCAATGTCAAATGTCATCGACGATTTTGATGATGAGACGAACGAAACGGTATCCAAAGACCCCGTACGTGCACACCTCAAAAAGGTGGAGTCAGAGAACAAACTTCTCCGACAACAGGCACAGGAGTTTGAAACCCTAAAGCGAAAGATGGCTTTTGCTGAAGCAGGCATTGACGTGAATGCTCCAGTTGCCAAATATTTCATTAAGGGCTACGACGGCGAGGTTTCTTCCGAAGCGATTAGGGCAGCAGCCCAGGAGGCAAATCTCCTGGAGCCTGAGAGGCCAAAAGAAGTTGCAGACGAGTCTGAAAAAAAGGCTTGGGCTCGACTTCAAAAGGCAAGCACGGCTGGCGAGCAAACTGACGAACAGGTCGACTGGGTAAAGAAGTTCAACTCAACTCGCAATCAAGACGAAGTGATGCATCTACTTGCACAAATGAGAGAACAAGCACAAGACACCTAGCCCCAGGCTCCTAGCCTGTGGGAGAAAGAATTAACAGGCCATGAGCAAAACACAAACAAGCAACCTTCTCACAGACCAAGTTGCATTTGACCGGATTGCGTATTTCGCACTCCGCAGCGAACTTCTGTTCGACGCGGTTGCAGACGTAATGCCAGTCGCACAAGCAATGCCAGGTTCAAGCGTGAAGTTCACAATCTTCAACGACTTGGCCGAAAAGACCAGCACCCTCACCGAGGACACCGACGTTACTCCAGTAGCGATGGGCGACTCTCAGGTTGAAGTGACCCTGGAAGAATACGGCAACGCCGTAAACACGACCGCCAAGTTGCGTGGAACCTCGTTCCTTGACGTGGACTCGGCAGCCGCAAACCTCGTTGGTTACAACGCGGGAATCTCGGTTGACGCAGTCATCCGCGAAGTACTCGCTGCTGGCACCAACGTCATTTACGGTGGCGGTGGAGCATCCACCCCGTCAACCCGAGTTGGTTTGGCCGTTGATGACATCATCACCGCCAACGACGTTCGCAAGCTCGTCGCCGCACTTCGCAAGTCCAATGCGGTGTCGTTCAACGGCATGTACATGGGCTTCATTCACCCAGACGTGTCGTACGACCTCCGTCGTGAGACCGGTGTTGCTTCATGGCGTGACCCGCACGTGTACAGCGACCCGGCGATGATTTACAACGGTGAAGTCGGTGCCTTTGAAGGTGTGCGTTTCATTGAGACGCCACGTGCGAAGATTTTCGAGAACGCCTTCAATGGTGCTGGTGCGGTCGGAACCGGTGATGCGTACTGCACGCACATCTGTGGCCGTCAAGCCCTGGCAAAGGCCCACTCAATTGTGGATGGCAACAGCGCGTTCCCACGCGTCGTTCGTGGCCCAGTGGTCGACGTGCTAAGCCGCTTCCAGCCTGTCGGCTGGTACTGGCTTGGTGGCTACGCACGATTCCGTGAGGCATCGTTGCGTCGCATTGAGTCATCGTCAAGCATTGGCGCAAACGCCTCCTAATTGGAGCAAATAACAAGTAGTGGGGGTCAGGCAAAATCCCCTGGCCTGGCCCCCACATTTGATTTGAATGTAGTAAGGTAACCCTATGTCGATTTCCAATTACGCAGAAAACAAACTGCTTGACACCCTTCGCGCTCAATCGTTTTCGGTGGCAAACGTATACGTGAAACTTCACTTGGGCGACCCAGGCGAAGCGGGTACAAGTAACGCAGCCGTAAATACGACTCGTGAAGATGTCACGTTTTCTGCCGCATCAACGGGTTCGATGGCTGCGTCTGCCACGGTTGAGTGGACGAACGTTTCCACTACCGAAACTTATAGCCATTTCTCTTTGTGGGATAACGTCAGCGCAGGCAACTGCCTGTGGACTGGCGCACTTTCATCTTCGGCTGCTGTTACTGCTGGGGACACTTTCCAAATCACTGCGCTGACTCTCAGCCTCGACTAAGTGAGGTAGCCTGATGGCTACTGGAGTCACCGACTTTACGTTCGGTTTCACGGACACGCCTGGATTTCGCGAGTTTGAAGAAGTCCCAAACTACGCCTATCGCAAGGTCGTCTATTTCGCTTCGCCGTTTGCCGCTACGCAAGGATTTTTCAAAGGCGTAGTTGCACGTACCGCTTCCGCATCAGGAACAGGTACACAATCGGCAACAGGTCTACGGATAGTTCTCCGTACCGCCACAGCGTCAGGGTTAGGTTCGTCATCAACTACTACTGTGCTCGTTGCCATCCGTACGGCAACCGCATCGGGTATAGGAACTTCTGTTGCGGACGGTGAACGTGTTGTTCCTCGTTCGGCTACAGCAAGCGGGCAAGGTTCGACGGGTGGTGGGGCAACAGGGTTGCATATTGCGCCTCGTACAGCAACAGGTTCAGGTGTCGGTTCCTCCACCGTCACATCGTTCTCTATCCGTGCTTACACCGCCACTGGGAGTGGTCAAGGTTCGCAATCTGCTACAGGGCTACGAATCGTGGTTCGTACTGCTACCGCTTCAGGTACTGGAACGTCCACAACCTCGGAGCAGGTTCTCAGGGCGCGTACAGCATCCGCTACAGGGGCGGGGTCATCTACTGCCACCACCCTGCATATTGCGCCCCGTACAGCATCTGGGGAAGGCTCAGGGCAATCCACCATCACGTCGTTTACCGTCAGGTTCCGCACCGCCACAGCATCAGGTACAGGCAGCCAAGTATGTGTCGGGATTCCCGTCAGGTTCCGCACCGCTACCGCTTCAGGTACTGGCAGCCAGTCCGCCACCCAACTCAAACTCTTGCTGTTCATCACACCCGTTGGCGATGTGTCTGCCGCCGCTAGTCGTTTCGACGATTCGATAGCAGGTCGCCTGTTCCGTTACGCCCAAGGAACCTCATCAGGGGCGAACGTCTACAAACTTACCGATAACTCATTCACCCAAGTTGAACAACGAGAATATGAACGCATCGTGAAGGTGTATTACGGGGGTAGCAAAAACTTTGTTACCGCTGAGGAGAAGGCTGAACTTGTTGCAGCAGGCTATGGTGAGTACATAACATGAGCATCTTCCGCCCACCCACCGACGACTTCGTAGTATTGGGTGTACCACCAAACGAGTTCGATTCCCAAGAAGCACGCATGGCGTACAGCCTGTTTAGACATTTTGATGCTGAACCTCGCGGCAGAAACGTCTTCTTGTTAACGAACGGCAACTTTACGGAGAATGAACCGAACGACAACACGACGATTACGAGAGTGTATTTTGGTGGGTCCGATAACGAAGTGTCAGCAGATGAGGTTGCTAGTCTTACTGCGGCAGGTTACGGCGCATACATTTCTTAGGGGATTATGAAACACAAAGAAACACATCCAAATCTTGACGTTGAGGGTTGTTTTGCCTGCAGGGTGTCACACTTCAGAGTTTCCGGTTCGGCAACCCCAACTCGTAACAATGTTTCAGAATTAAACAAGAAAGAAAAATTTCTTGACGGAGACCTTGATGCGTACAAACGCATTAGGAAAACAGGTGGGCAACCCACCCAGATTGACGGGTCGGCCCGTCTGGAAGCGACGGCAAACTAATGGCTGCAAAAAAGAAGACCAAGTCACGCGTAAATGAGGCTGGCAACTACACCAAGCCCGAGATGCGCAAGCGCTTGTTTAACAGAATCAAGGCTGGCACCAAGGGCGGCGACCCAGGTGAGTGGTCTGCACGCAAGGCGCAACTGCTTGCATCTGAGTACAAGAAGGCTGGCGGAGGTTACAAGTAATGGCTCTGGCTAAGTCGCAGAAGTCGTTGAAGAATTGGTCGTCGCAAAAGTGGCGCACATCCGACGGCAAACCGTCGAAAGGCAAGAAACGCTATCTGCCTGACGCTGCATGGAATGCGCTCAGCCCATCAGAAAAAGCCGCAACAAACAGGGCAAAAGCCAAGGGAAATAAAGCTGGTAAACAGTTTGTCAAGCAACCCAAGAAGGTTGCGGAGAAAGCAAAAAGGTACAGGTAATGGCCAAGACTCCAGCGTGGACGCGCAAAGAAGGCAAGAACCCAAAGGGCGGACTCAACGCCAAAGGTCGAGCATCCTACAAAGGCGGGACTCTGAAGGCCCCAGTAAAGGCAGGCGACAATCCACGTCGCGCATCCTTTCTGGCTCGCATGGGAAACATGCCCGGACCCGAACGCGATAGTAAGGGAAAGCCAACTCGCCTGCTATTATCCTTACAGGCTTGGGGCGCGTCATCTAAATCAGATGCACGCAGCAAGGCTAAGGCAATATCCGCACGAAACAAAGGGAAAAAATAACATGCCAAAAGTTGGAAACAAGAAATTCGCATACAACGCCAAAGGGATGGCGGCAGCAAAGAAAGCAGAAAAGAAGGCTGCCATGGATAAGAAGAAGAAGAACAAGTGACGAAACCCAAAAAAGGAAAACCAGCAAAAGAAATTGCTGGTCCACCAAAAGCCAAAAAGGGGAAGCGCACCCGTGCGAGTTCTGCCAAGGCTCAGGCTGGTTCGTTTCCGGGTTACGGGGGCTACACTTACTAAATGACTACGGTTGCGACTGTCCTTAACAGGGCATCGCGCCAAATGTTGGCGGGGGTCGTTGAAGAACGCAACAAATTGGCTGCGAGCCTCACGAGTAACGATACGAGCGTTGTCGTTACTTATGACATTGGCGGCTTTCGTGCTGGTTCTGTATTCGAAATCGGCTCCGAACTCTTTTACGTTTGGGACTCAAACCCGGCAACAAAGACAATTACGGTGGAGCGCGGGCACTCGGGAACGACTCCTTCGTCTCATTCGTCGGGGGCGCTACTAACACTTAGCCCGCGATTCCCTCGCGCACAAATGCTTGACTCGCTCAATGCGGACCTCGACGACCTTTCGTCTACTACGAACGGACTGTTCCGTGTCGTATCCGTAGACCTGTCATACAACGGCTCCGACAGACAAGTTAACATTTCTTCTTCTGGAACGATTATCCAGTTACTTGACGTGCGTTTGCGTTACCTTTCAGACGACCATCCGGTAATAAGTAGGGTGCGTCTGCAAACCGGTTTGCCAACAGGCGATTTTGCATCTGGCAACACTCTTGTCCTTGATGAGCCAATAATGGCTGGAACATTGCGCGTCCGTTACAAAGCCCCGTTTACCCGTGCCACCAACGAATCAAGCGACCTGACAACAAATTGTTTTCTTCCGGCAACATGCGAAGACATTGTCGAAATGGGCGTTGTGTTGCGGATGATGGCTGGAAGGGAGATTAAACGAAACTTTATTGAATCACAGGGGGACACCCGCCGACCAGACGAAGTTCCGGCTGGTTCAGTAACCAATTCCGTTGCCAATATTTTACGCCTGCGAAGAGAAAGAATTATTGCAGAAGCGGGGCGCCTTAAAGCATTGCACCCAATCAAGTTTAGGAAGTAGCCAATGGCTACGTTGCCACGTTTCAGGGACTCCTTCCGCCCAGCGGTGGCGTTTTACACGGGCTCCGGAGCGACCGAGTTGGTCCCCAATGTTTTTCCAGTTGCAATCAATGGACGCCCGTACATGGTTGACACAAAGAGCAATGATTTTGTTCGTCAGTTTGACGCTCGCACCCGCGACTCGGTTGACCAATCGGCGGAGCCGGGTGAGTCGGCCCTAAACCCACAGGGATTGTGGCGCCGTTCGCAATCGTCTTGGCACTATGGAGCGGGACAACAATACTCCGACGCGGCAGACGCAGAGAACTACCGTTTCTATTTAAGTAAGGGCGTAAACGTTTGGGACAAGGGCCGTCTTACTTTGTTGCCCGAAACAGTACAGAAGTATTCGTCTGCGAACAGCAATCTGCATCTTGCTACAGCCGATACACGTCTGTACATTACGGATGGTCAAACCCTCAAATACTCTACGGACCTGACATCGTTCACGACGGTTACAGGTACGGCGGCGTCAAACCTGTTTTCGATTGCGTCTGACGGTTTTCACGTGTTCTACTCGTACGCCAACGGCGACATCGACCAAACAAAAGCAGACATCTCCACTTCGTCTGCGTACATCACGGGAATCGAGGCAGGCTATTTGGCGTATGTAAAAGGTCGTCTGATGGTCGCTGGGCAGGCTGCAGACAAAGGCAAGATTTGGAACATCACCACCACTCCAACTTCTTCAGCAAACAACCCGTCTCCCTTGTTCACGCATCCGAACACGAACTGGACGTGGGTGGGTTTTGCTGCTGGGCAGAACCAAATCTATGCAGCAGGCTACGCAGGTAATTCCAGCCTCGTCTACAAAATCAGCATCAAAACAGATGGCACAGGTCTTGACGTTCCATTGGTTGCCGCTGAACTGCCATTGGGTGAAATCATCACCAGCATCCACGGCTATCTAGGGTTTGTGGCAATCGGATTGAGTGACGGGTTCCGCCTCTGCTCATCGGATAGTGACGGCAACTTGGTGATTGGTCCGAAAATTGTGACGGGTTCATCGGTTGAGGAGTTCGCTGGTGTCGGACAGTACATCTATTTTGGATACAAGAACTTTGATGGCACCTCGACAGGTATCGGACGTATGGATATCTCGGTGTTTATTTCCACGAACCAGCCTGCGTATGCCTCGGATTTGATGGTGACGGGTCAGGGTTCCATCCCTGACGTGCACGAGTTTGGTAATAACCCCATTTTTACGGTTGCAGGTTTGGGTTTGTACGCCCAGCACGCCACAAACCTTGTTGCGTCAGGGTTCCTACGGTCAGGTATCTACCGTTGGGGTGTACCAGATGCGAAGTTCATCCCCAAACTTGACATCCGTTGCCTGCCACTCAAGGGCTCCGTGAGTGTTTCGGTTGCTGCAGATGATGGTGATTTTTATGACTTCGAAACAGTTTCCGTAGAAAACGTAAAGGAAAAATCCTTTGACGGTCTTGAGCAAAAGATTTTTGAGGCAGAAATCAAGGTCGCTTTGGCCCGTTCGGCTGGCGGCACGACAGGGCCAACCCTGACCCGCTGGATGGCTCGCGCCTACGCCGCCCCATTGCGCAGCCAACTGTTCACCGTTCCCATTGTTATGCACCACAAACTGTCAATCAATGGACGCGAATACTGGCAAGACGTAGACCGCGAACTTGCCTATTTGCGGGATTTGGTGGAGTCCCCCAGGGTGGTCTCTTACCAGGAGAACGAAGAAACCTTTGCGGTGGTGGTTGAGAACGTCCAAATGAGGGTCCAGCAAATTGTTTCCGCCCACAACTCTAACGATTTTGAAGGTACCGCCGTCGTGGTTATGCGTAGTGTAAGATAGGAGCCGTATGGCAGCAGTAACTCGTAGACAGTACAAGGGCGCAGCGGCGCAGACGACGATTACTAACGCTTTGACGTCTGGTGACACGTCGGCCACTTTGGCCGCAACTACTGGTTTTCCGACGGTTGGCGGTGTTCCGTTTTTCGTAGTGATTAGTCCGGGCACCGCTTCCGAGGAAAAGTGCCTAGCAACTATTTCCGGTTCCGTATTGACGCTTACCCGCGCGCAAGACGATACAACTGCAAGCTCTCATGCTTCGGGTGCAACTATTTATCCTGTATTCACGGCGGATGATGCTGATGAGGCGAACTTGTTTGCTTCAACGATGACGACTCGTGGTGACCTGTTGACGATGGGTTCCGGGCCTACTGTTGCCCGTATTGCGATTGGTTCGGCTGATACGGTGTTGACTTCCAATGGTACGGATGCTGCTTGGGCGGCTATTCCTCCGTCGGTTGATATTATTCAGATTCAAGTGTTTAGTTAGGAGTCATTATGGCAACATTCACGAAAAAGAAACTGTCGGGTTCGACTGATGGTCTTTGTGTCAAGGTCACAGGTACGGGTACTGGCTCTACGGTGACGGTGCATACGGCTGTTGCTGGTACGACTGTCGGCACCTTTGACGAGATTTGGGTGTATGCGAATAACATTTCCTCTTCGTCGGTGAAACTGACGATTGAGTGGGGTACTGCTACCGCCAATGAAGGAAACATTGAACTCACGGTGCTACCTGAGGCTGGTTTGGTGACGATTATTCCTGGACTCATTTTGCAGAACGCGAAAGTGGTGAAGGCGTTTGCGGCTACGGCTGATGTTATTCTTTTGACTGGGTTCGTCAACGCGATTGTGGCGTAACTGATGGCTACTGCTCGCCGTCAACTTGGTTACATTTCGTCGCAGTCGTCGCAGGTTGTGGCGACTGGGCAGACGCTTGCTGTTGAGTTTCTTCTCGTCGGCGGTGGCGGCGGCGGTGGCGGTGGTGACGGCAGCGAACGGTCTGGTGGCGGTGGTGCAGGCGGATTTGTTGAAGGCTCAGGGCTAGTCGGTAAGACGACTTACACGGTCAAGGTCGGCGCAGCGGGTGCAGGTGCGGCGGCGTCAGGTACCGGTAAGTCAGGCACGGCAAGTTCGTTTATCACTTCTGCAAACGGCGGCGGCGGCGGTGGCGGTGCCGGTAGTTCGAGCGTGTCGGGTCTGAATGGCGGCTCTGGTGGCGGTGCAAGCCGTAGCGGTACTGCAGGCACAGGCGTTAGCGGCGAAGGCAATAACGGCGGCACGGCAAGTGTGAACACAAGCGGTGCCGGTGGTGGTGGTGCTGCAAGTGTCGGCGCAAATGGCGGTGGCGGCACAACGGGCGGCAACGGCGGCACGGCAAGCACGAACGCCTATGACGGAACTTCACGGTCTTTCTCAGGTGGTGGTGGTGGTGGTGGAAGCGTCACGGGTGGCACGGCAGGAACGAAC